GTCAGCTTTACCTGCACGAACGATGTAAAGTGACCCTGCATACTGTAGGAAGTTCCAAGCCTGAAACCAGTCTTGGTAATTATCTGCAGTTGGCTTTCCGAAAGCTTTTTCTAAATCAGCTTCGTTTGTTACCGAAACAATCTTGAAAAGAGGACCTGTGTCAGCACGTAGAACCATACCAGTCTTTGAAGATGGAAGGTTTGGTACGTTCTGAGCTAGATCAAATTCTCTAGTTTGAACGGATGGTGAAAGTGAAAATGCCATTTGTTGTTCTCCTTTAATAAGTTTCTTTTTATTGCATATCTATTTATGATTTTTTGAAAAATTAACGTATATATAAATATAGGTTCTCTTACCAAGTAAATCCGTCTTCGTCCGGTCTCTTTTCGTCTCCATAATCGTCGCTAGGTAACACGCCAAAACCCGGAACGTCCATCTCTTCATCTAAAACAGATTCATTCTTTAGAGTGGCAATCATCTTTTGAGTATCGTTTGTATCGTTGATATCCAGTCCTTTTGAAATCATAAAGAAAAGTGACGATATAAGAGCCATTGTTAAGTCATCCTTATATCCTGACTCAGCCTTATAGGAATCCTTAACACGGATGAACGTCGATAACTGTGATATTGACTCAAAGTCAACCAACTCCAGTTTTCCACTCTCAACAAGCAATTTCAAATTGGTTGTCCCCAAACGTTTTGTTTTCTTGGTAGTACGATACCCTGGAGTATTATCCTTCTCAAAATAAACATTCTCATACTCATAATCAAAATGAATTATGTTTGCGACTTCCTGTCCTACTTCATTATTCTCTACAAACATAAAAGCCTGATTATAAAAGTTTCCTAATTTATAGGCAACTTCCGGGGCAAACAAATAATGGAACCCTGACGTTGCGAAGAATGTTGCTACTTGTCTAAACGGATACACTGTGATGTCAAGAACTTGCATTCCAAGTGCGTCTCCTGCGTTCTCCTCGGTCATTTTACATGAGTCAACGCCAATTGAGTACTGATGCCCTCTTATAGGCTCCTCGTATATGTTTAGGTACTTGTGATGTGGCTCAGGTATGTTGTCGTGGATTCTCGACGTTGAGAGCGGCTCTCTAAACTTAAGGTTCTTAACAATGTCAGGGTCAACGAGAGTAGCAATAGAACCAAGGAACGAGTTGCCGTACTCTCGTTGGAACTTTGTTAGCCCGATGTTCGCTATTGTTTCTTCTTTCCAATTGGGCTGTGACGATTTCTTAGGATCTTGCCACCAGTCAACACGGATAGGATTAAACTTTGACTTCTTATCGAGTGCGTCCTGCCAGTCTTTATAAAAATGATTTAATCCGTTTGGTGTTGATACATATATTACTTTGGACTCCAAACCAGATGATATTGTTGGGTAAACAGAGCTAAGAAAGTCGTCCCAAATATTGGCAGGAATAAAGGCACGTTCGTCCACAATGAGAATGGATATCGCACGTCCTCGAATGGCAGTAGAGCTAGTTGACGATGCTAAGACCAAGTTGCCATTCTCAAGCTTGATAGAGCCTGTGTTCCAGACTTTCACGCCCTGTTGCAACCATTTGGGAAGCATTTCGTATGCTTGTTTAACTTTTCTTAATATATCCCTTGACTGTTCCGCTTTGTTAGCAAGGATAGCAATGTTCTTATCCTTTTGGAATAACAGTGTCCAACAGATAAAAATTTCGAATGATGTTGACTTTCCTGTCTGACGTGAAGCTAAACATACTGTAAAACGATTATTAATATACGAGTTGATCATCTCAATCTGATAATCACGTATCTTGGGACGTACCATACCGTGGTCAATGTCTAAGATATAGTAATAGTTCTCTGCAAAGTACTTCCAATCCTTTGCACACTTCATATATTCTTCTATATGTTCTTTTGTAAATGCGAGTTTGGTGTTCGGACGTTTTAAGTTCGGATTCCCATCATAAGCAATACTATTGCCATAGATGTCTTCATTAATTTCTGCTATCATTTTGTCTCCTAATTTTGGTCAAGAAAAAGCCTTCTGCTAGTATTTAGTCAGAAGGCCTTTAATTCTTATAATTAGAAATTTGTTCTAATCTGATTTGTTAAGTTTCCACCACCAGTAGGTGTTCCAAGAGTTGTTGTATTTCCAAAGTCAACTGCAACATAACGGAAGAAGTCAGAGTCGCCATTGCCAGTTCCTGCATCTTGTGGGTGACGAATGTAACCATAACGATTGATTGTCATAAACAATTTTTCAAATGTCTGTGGGTCAACTGCTTCAACGATGGTAGAAGTATATGGGCAGAAGATCAATCCCGAGTCGTCTTTTGAATCTGACTCATAACGATATCCAATGATCATATAATGCTCTGTTGAGTAAGGGTCTGCAAACAATGGATATGCTCCAATGTGTCCAACCAAATAAGGATTAGACTTAGAAGGCTCAACTTCTGCATGCAATGCGTTTGATACAAGAAGTGCAATGGTTGCTGAGTCTGCCATAATAAACATTGTACGGTTACGCTTTGTAGCCCTAACAATTTCTTCTATCGCAGAGAAAATTGTAAAGTAAAGATCGTATGTCATGTCCCCAATAGAACCAGACTGTGCGTTAGCGAATGATTTTGTTAGGTTAACGTCAGCAGGCATTGGAGTTGAAATGTCTTTCAAGTACTCGATAATCTCTCTATCAATTTCTTGCTGGATTTCGTTGGCAACATAAGAAGCAACAAAATCGTCTGCCTTATCTGTATAGATTGATTTGATTTCCTGAAGTTTTTCTTGTGTGAAAGTAGACTTAATTCTACGAGTTTTTGTTGCAACAGCGGCTGATCTAATTTCAAAGTTCACGCTGTTCATTGCAGTATTGCCTTCAATTCCGAGCGCATAATCAGAGAAAATTCTTTTTATGATGTTTCTATTTGCAGACGCATAACGAACAACTATTCCAGCCTGACCGTTAATTGTAAATGTATTTCCAGTAACAATAGATCCACCGTCAACACGAACAAGAAGGTTAGTTACAACAAGAGTTGCACCAGCGCCAGTTCCAGGAGCTGCAACGATTGGGCCAGCAGAAACATTCTCTTTGTAGAAAACTGTTATTGTGTTTGTTCCAGAAGCACCAGTTGATCCAACATTGATTAGAGCGCCGGCGGAAGCATCAACAGTAATGATCTTAGAGTTTGTCCAAGTTGGGCCTGCATCAACATGAAGTCCATTAGAGTTGTTAGAGCCGTCACCAGAATAAACAGAATAAAGAGCTGCAACTCGTCCTACTGGAGAATTGATTGGCTGGACAGATGCAATTTGTGCTACAAGTGACTGCGGATAAATCTTCTGTACGAGAGGAAGAACAAGCGGAGCATACTGTGCAATTTCCGTTGAGTTGTTTCCTACATTCTCGTTTATGAAGTTCTGGTTCATCTGTGTTGCCAGAAAATCCATTTTTGAGCTTTTGTTTTCCATTTATTACCTCTTATACTAGAATAGTTTTATCTTTATTTATTGTTCACTTGTTATCGTGAATTAACTGAAGCAGTTCAGATGTTGAACCACTAAAGGCAATATTATTCACGGTTCCCATGTTTACTGCACCCATTGTCTGTATCATAGGCTTTTCTTTTTGACGAAGTTTTTCTATCTCGACAATTATCTTATAGCTGTCAATAAGCATTTTTAGGTTACCACCTATTGCCACCTGAAGTCCAGCAAGAGCTTGTATTGTAGACGCCTTTAAATCTGAGACATCGATAACGGATGCAGACGATAGAGTTCTTTGTCCATCAGCGACAAGTTTCATAATATTATTTCTTATTAACATGAAGTCAGACTTAAGAATTTCTAATGTAAAAACTTCTACTGGCTTTTCTGAAGACACAAGTTCAGCAACGACAACTGGAGTTGGTTCGGCAATCTCAAACTCTTCTATTACTTCTGTCATCTCTTGTACTAACTCTGTGGTTATATTAAGTTTCTTTTCGAGTCTTTCTAATTTAGTGCTTTTCATTAGTTCACCTTATACAAAAGGATTTGGATTTTGGGCATTCGCCTCGTACTCTGTAAATCGTTCTTCTATTTTTTGAAGTTGTGCTAGCCATTCTTGATCAATTTGAACATAGTCTTTACCCATACCTAAATGAGTTGTAACATGAGTCGTTGCTCTATTTGTTCCAAAGCTAACTGTTACATTTGATCCTGACGCTGATGTGTTTGTTGATATAACAACTCCACCAGAGCCATTATAGGAAAGAACAAAAGTATTAGGTCCAATTCCGTCACCAAAAACAGCCATGCCAGGAACTATTCCAGCGCCTGTACTAGAGATGTTTATGATATTGCTTACTGCAGAATAAGATCCAGTATAAGGAATAAGATTTGTTTGATACTTCTTTCTAGGATAAAAGTTTGTCTTTATAGAGAAGTTATATGTAAAGGTAAAGAAACGTTCATCATTCTCGTTTAAATCCATTGGAATGTCAGTAAGAATACCATTCATTACAATAGGAATAGAAGACGAAGTCTGTCCGGGAACAAGGTTTACATTGATTGACATCTCAGGACTAAAGTAAGGAAGGATCTGTTCCATAATCTGTAAGTTATCGTCTAAAGTTTTGCTAACGACAGCGACTTCTACGTCTAGATTATATGGACTAGGAGCGTATTGTCTTGTTCTATCCAAAGGTGTGTCGCCAGGAAAGTCGTTGATAGTCTGAGTCTTTCCGAGTTTCCGAGCTGGATCGTACATAATACCATTCATGTAGACACAAATCCTAGGAAGGATCCATTGAACTTCTACTGGATTTTTCTCTCTTATAGCAGGATCCATCGCTTTTCTTGCTGAAGATGAGTTGTAAATCTCGAACCATTTGTCACGCGAACACCATTGTATTGGAACTTGTATAATTTTTCTAGGAACATAGACAAGTTCGCCTGCTGATGTATGTGCGGATCCAAGACGTTCAACTTCAATTCTCGAGAAGAAATCCATAAAAGAAACTAATGAAGCCTTCGTTACAAAATTGTGGATTGCATAACTCATATTAGAGCATCCTCTTCCGATGTATCCAGAACAGTTGATGTCTGAGTTCTGATTGGAACATTGTTATTGGTAATTTCTTTTTGATTCAATGTCACTGTCGTATTACCCTCTGTTGCTGCTAAAAGAGCATCTAGAGCCTGAATTGCTGTTGGAATACCAGCAGACGGAGATTGTGAGATTACTTCGTGATTGTATGTGAACATCTTACATTGAATTTTATATCCAGTTCTGTTTCCAAATAAATAGAATCCAGGTGAAGTAGCATCTTCAACGTTTGAAACCTCAAAGAGTTTCTTTGCTTTGACAACATAAACCAAGTCACCCTCTTTAGGATACACCATAACACCAGATGCTGCTTGAGAGGCATTAGAAAACGTTGTCTTATTGCAGAATAAAGTACATTCGTCAGTCACTTGTAATCCAAATTTAGAGAACATATCTCCTCCGCCGGACCAAGCCTCAACTTCCTCTATGAAAAGTCTTATTGGAAATCCTCTGTCGATAACAGCAGCGAGATACTCTCCAAAAATTGCTTCGGCAGGACCAACTTCCTTTGGCATATAAACAAAGTCAGAACCATAGAGATAGGTGAACTCAGAGTTGATATTGTCAAAAAGATTTGCTTCATTCTTTTGAGTTATATCATAAGTCTGGTTGAACAGAAATTGCTTTGCCCCCGAAGGGGCATATGGATTAAAGGGTGCTAACATTAAGGTGCAGGTTCGCCAGAAGGTCCTGGTAGTCCAGACGGATCAGGGGAAACAATTGGAGCCGGCGGAGCATTTGCAACGTCACGAGCATCTCGAAGTATGGTGTACATCTCGTTTAACTTTGTATAAATCTCAATATGCAGAGGATCCGTTGGGTCGAATTGCACTCCAAGATTTGCTACGGGTTCTTTAATGATACGATCACCAAGATTGTAGACCTTCTCTTCAACGAATGTCATGTAAGGGAATGCCTGATAGGGGTTCTCGATGACAACGCGGACAGCACGTTGCCAGGAATTTCCAGATGCGGCTTCCT